CCGCAGAAACCCCGCGCCCGGCGTTGGGTGCCGGCACGTGCCGTTGCCGCAGCCCGGCGCGGCGCCGATCTCTTCGCCGCCGCATGCCGGAAGCCGACCCCGGTGGTGCTCGAAAAGGTTCTGTTCTTCGGCGGCTTGGCTGCCGTGGTCTGCGGATGCTGGATGATCTATCGCCCGCTGGGGCCGCTGGTCGGCGGCGGGCTTGCGGTGTGGCTCGGAATGCTGATCTCCGTGGAGCGCAGTGAACCTCGTCCTTAAGGCCGCCCGAATGACCATCGCGCCGCCCGCGCCACCGGTGCGCCGGGCCATGGGCAACACCCCCTTCGACGCGGCGGGCAGGGGACGGCGCGGCTTCGGATGGAACCCGAGTTACCTCGGCCTCAACACGCTCCTGTTCTCGCACGGGCTGGAGCTGCTGACCCGGAACCGCGATGCCGTGCGCAACAGCGCGTGGGCGGCGGGAGCGGTGGATTCGTACGTGTCGAATGCCATCGGTCGCGGCATCCGGCTGATCCCGCAGCATCCCGAAGAGCGCGTCCGCGAACTGATCCGGCAGAAGTGGACACGGTGGATTCGGGAGTCGGACGTCGAGTACGACCCGCGGAACCCGGCCTCCGGCCAGACGGACTTCTACGGCCAGCAGATGGTTATCGCGCGCGAGGTGATGGAGGCCGGCGAGTGCTTCGTTCGCTTCCGGCCGCGCTCGCCCAAAGAGGGGCTGGCCGTCCCGCTTCAGTTGCAGTTGATCGAAGCGGAGCAGTTGCCGATCTGGCGCAACCAGCCGACTCCGGGCGTGCCGGAGAAGAACCGGGTGCGCTGCGGCATCGAGTTCCAGCCGGACGACCGCCGCGCCGCGTACCATTTCTGGCGCGCGCACCCGGGCGAGACGATGTTCTATCCGCTCGAAGCGCTGCAGGTGGAACGCGTGCCCGCTACCGACGTGCTGCACGTCTACAAGCCGATTCGCGCCGGCCAGTTCCGCGGCCAGCCGTGGCTCACTACTGTGCTGGCGAAGCTTTACGAGCTGGAGCAGTACACCGACGCGGAGATCGTGCGCAAGAAGATCTCGGCGATGATTACCGGCTTCATCAAGCAGGTGAGCCCGGACAACCCGGTGATGACGCCGGATGCGCCCTCGAACGGGCAGAGTCAGACCGATCCGGGCACGCAGATCAGCAAGCTGGAGCCGGGCACGTTCCCGGTGCTGGGCTTCGGCGAGGAAGTGCAGTTCGCCGAGGTCAAGGACAGCGGAGACTACAAGGTCTTCGTGCGCGCGTGCCTGCAGGCGTTCGCCAGCGGCGCGGGACTGGCGGAATACCAGATCAGCGGGGACCTTTCGGGGATCAACTATTCGTCCATCCGCGCGGGCCTGCTGGAGTTTCGGCGCAAGTGCGAGCAGTACCAGCATTCGGTGTTCATCTTCCAGGTCTGCCATCCGATCTATCGGCGCTGGCTGAGGGAGGCGATGCTCGCGATGGTGTTCGGCGTCGAGCTGCTGAACGCCTACGACCGGGACCCGGAGCCTTTCGAGGCGGCGCAATGGGTCACGCCGGGCTGGCCGTGGGTCGATCCGGACAAGGACATGAAGGCCGCCGAACGTGCGATTCGCGATGGTCTTTCGACCCGCTCGATTGAGTGCGCGGCGCAGGGGTACGACGCGGCGGTGCTCGACGCCCAACAGAAGGCCGACAACGAGCGCGCCGACAAGCTCGGCCTCTCCTACGACTCCGATGGCCGCAAGGTGCTGACGGGCCGCAACGCCGGCCTCACCGAGAGCGAAATCGAGAGCGACGCGCAGGGCGGCAGGATGGAGGTCCAGTGAAGCATCTGACCAATGTCGCGTCGCGGTTTGTGAACTGCCCGCTGATGATTCATCCGCCGAAGCTGGAGGTCATCATCAGGGCCATCGGTCCGCGGCTGGGCATCGAGCCGGAGGCGGTGCTGACCCGGCGCGTCCCCATGGACGCCACTGCCACTCTGGTATCCCGTTACGCGGAAGCGGGCGACGAGGGCGACTATGCCGTGGTTGGCGGGATCGCGGTGATCCCCGTCCAGGGAACGCTCCTCAAGAAGGAGTCGTTCATGTCCGCGTGGAGCGGGTGCAGCTCCTACGAACAGATCCGAAGTCAGGTGGCCGGCGCGGTCGATGACGCCGGCGTGCGCGCGATTCTTCTCGATGTCGATTCGCCGGGCGGCGAGACTGCCGGGTGTTTCGATCTCGCCGACTACATCTACTCGGTGCGCGGCATCAAGCCCATCTATGCCGTCGCGAACGATATCGCGCTGTCGGGGGCTTACGCCATCGCCAGTTCCGCGAGCCGGGTATTCCTGAGCCGGACGGGCGCGGTCGGATCGATCGGCGTGTACGCGCTGCACGTGGACCAGTCGGGCCTCGACAAGGAGCTCGGGGCGAAGTACACCTACGTCTTCGCGGGCGAGCGCAAGGTGGATGGCAATCCCCATCAGCCGCTCTCGGATCGCGCGCGCACGGACATTCAGGACGAGGTCGACCGCCAGTACGACATCTTCACCCGGACTGTGGCGCGCAATCGCGGGGCGAGCGCCGGGGACATCGTCGCCACGCAGGCGGCGGTGGTGTGGGCGGAGAACGCGCTGCCCCTGCTGGCCGACGAGGTTGGCACGTTCGACGACGCCACGAACGCGCTTCGCCAACTATCTGGCGGGCGAACCATCACGGCGGCAAGGGCCGCGACATTCACGAAAGGAGCATCAGCAATGGCAGAACTTGAAGCACCGCTCGAACCGGGGGCCGCCGCCGCGAAGAAGGACGGCGAACCCGACGGAAAGAAAACCAGGAAGAAGCCGGATCAGGCCGACGCCAAAGGGCCCTCGCAGCCTCCCGACGACGACGATGAGGGCGACGACGAGGACGACACGCCCGATGGCAAGCCTGACAAGGAAGAGGGCAAAAAGAAAGCTGCCGCCCTCGCCGCGATCACCGGCGAATCCCTGCAGGGCATGCGCGCCGAGTCCGATATTCAGGCCATCGCCGCGCTGTGCAGGATGGCGGGCCGTCCCGATCAGGCCGCTGAGTTCCTCATGAAGAAGAACTCGAAGGGCCAATACCTCAGCGTCGCGGAGGTCAGCGAAGCTCTGACCAGCGTCCGCGTCGCGGAAAGCGAGAAACAGATGATTAGTTCTCACGTGAACCCCAACGCTGGCGCGGGCGGCATCCAGGAGCTGGAGGCGCAGGCCGTTTCCCTCGCGCGGCAGAATCGCGGTACGACGAGCGCCGGGCTCTATGTTTCCGGCACGGCGGCCCGCGTCACGAAGGAACGCGCCTATGCCGCGATGCTCGAAGAGCACCCCGAGGCATACGAGGCGTACCGCAACCAGCACAACGCCGCCGCCATGGTCCGCACGCTCCAGAACGCGGGCTATCAGATCGCGCAGCGATAGCACAGGAGGAATACCAACATGGCATACGAACAGACTCTTCGCACTATCGGCCTTCCCGCGAGCGCGGATCTGAGCGCGTCTCAGTTCTGCTTCGTCGTGGTGAACGCGAACGGGCAGCTCGCGCTCCCGGCGGCGGGCGGCGATGCCGAGGGCATCCTGCAGGACAAACCGAACGGCGCGGGCGTCGTCGGGGAGGTCGGCATCCTCGGCGTCAGCAAGCTGGTGGTGGGTGCGGCCGGCGTCACCGGTGGCGATCTGCTCGCCAGCGACGCCAACGGCAAAGCAGTGACCGCCGTTACCGGCAACAAGATCCTCGGCCGCGCGCTCGCGACCGGCGCGGCCGGAGTCATTATCCCGGCGCTCATTCAGCAGAAGGGCAAGCTGTAGGCGGCCCGGTCACAGAAAAGGAGAACCACTAAATGCCTCAACCGACTCTGGGCGATGTCCATGTGAACCGCCCGCTAACGAACATCTCCGTGGCGTACAGCCAGGAGGCGGCGGGCGTCGAGTTCGTCGCCGACCGGGCGTTCCCCGCCGTTCCCGTCGAAAGCAAGAGCGACCTGTACTACACCTACAAGCGCGCCGATTTCAACCGGGACGAGATGCAGAAGCGCGCGCTTTCGACCGAGTCCGCGGGCTCGGGCTACGGGCTCGACTCGACGGGCACCTACAGTTGCGACGTCTGGGCGCTCCACAAAGACGTGGACGACCAGATTCGCGCCAACAGCGACTCGCCGCTCGCGCCGGATCGCGACGCGACCATCTTCCTGACCAACAAGGGCCTCATTCGCCGCGAGAACGTGTGGGCCGGGAACTTCTTCAAGACCGGCGTGTGGACAGGCGAGCTTGCCGGCCAGGCCGCTTCTGACAGCACCCACGTCGCGTTCTGGGATTCCTCCACCTCCAACCCGATCACCGACATTCGTCACGCGAAGACGCAGATGCGGCTGAACAGCGGCGGCTTCGTCGGCAACGTCGGCGTCTTCAGCCGCCCGGTGTTCGACAAGCTGGTCGATCACCCGGACTTCGTCGACCGCACCAAGTACGGCCAGACCGCCCCGAACCCGGCCATGGCCACCCGCCGCATCATCGCCGAGATCCTCGAACTGGAAGAGGTTCTGGTGATGGACGCGGTGTACAACACGGCGGCCGAGGGCGCCACGGAATCGAACGCCTTCATCGGCGGGCTTTCGGCGGCTCTGTTCTACCGTCCGAAGAACCCCGGCCTGATGACTCCCAGCGCCGGTTACACCTTCAACTGGACCGGCATGATCGGCTCCACCGGCGGCGCCGGTTTGCGGATCAAGTCGTTCCGCATGGAGCACCTGGCGTCGGATCGGGTCGAGATCGACGCCGCATTCGACATGCGCGTGGTGTCGAAGGACTGCGGCTTCTTCTTTAGCAACGTGATCGCGGCGGTGTGATCATGTTTCATCGCAGACCTCGATGGGTGCAGTTGATCCGCGACGGCGTCCCGCCACTCTACGTTCTGCGCCCGCTCGCGGGCGGCTTCACGCCGCCAGTCATGGGCGCTGAGTATCCCGCTCCGGAGTTGATCGACAAGTTCCAGATGGCGCGCGCCCGCCAGATGTACGAGCAGCGCAGGATCGGGACGCGGCCGGAGCTGGATCTCGCGCTGGCCAGGCAGTCGCCAACCCAGGCAGATCGGGAGCCTGCGCCGGTTGTGCCGCCCTTGAGGGCGGGAAAGGAGAAGAGGAAGTGACGAAGATCGAAAAGGTCCCGGTCAATGCGCCGGAGTTCCAAAGTAAGGGTCCGCTGCCCAACCTGAAGGGCGTGTACCTGTCGGTGGCGAAGCTGTTCTTCGCGAGTCAGCAGGCGGGAACGGGAGCGAGTCAGAACATCGCGCACGGACTGGGCGCGGTGCCCGCCGGGGTGATCTGCGTGCCAACGGATGGGGGCACCGTGACGTACGGCGCGCACACCACAACGAATGTCGTCGTCACCGTGACCAACGCCAAGCACTTCGACGTGCTCGCCTGGCTGTAGCGTCATGCCGTGGTCCGATCTCGTGAACGCGATGGACACCGCGTGTCTCGCCACCTTCGGCATTCCGGCTACGTTCACTCCGCAGGACGGTTCCGGGGCGCAGCAGATCAACGGGATCATTCAGACTCCGGCGATGGCCGAGGATTACGTGCCGGGAAGCGTTCAGGGGACCGCAGTCGTCCGCCTGTTCGTCCGGTTCGCCGGCATCGCGCCGCCGCCGCGCTCCGGGGACACGATCACGATCAACGGCACCGTTTACGACGTGCAGGAAGTCGCCGTGGACACGCAGGGCGGTGCGGTTCTGAAGCTGAGGACCACGTAAATGCTCAACGCCGCACCGATAGTGGACGCCATCGTTGGCGCGCTCCAGTCCATACCGGAGCTGTCGGCGGCCATGACCGTCACGGACGCGGCAGGAAACCCGAACTGCCGGATCACAGCGTTTCATTTCCGCCTCGGGCAGGAGCAGCGGCTCGCCGAACGGATCTACAAGATGCCCGCACCCTCGATGCTCGTCTCATGGGACGGGACGCAGGGCGGCAACTTCAACGGCCAGTCCATCTGGAAGCACCGCTTCAGCGTGTACTTCCGCATGGGCAACGCGGCCGGCCTCACCGATCCGGTCGGCTACGAGGACCTGTGGTGGATCGTCTGCAACAGGCCACCGACGGGCAGCCAGGTCAACATCCGCTACATGCAGCTTCATCCGGGCCTCGACATCATGGACACGCCGAGCGTGGCGCACGCGCTCGACGAAGACCTGCAGGACCGGTTTGCGGGCACCATTGTGATTCCCGAGATTGGAGACGACTGATGGCAGATCTCAAACAGGAACTGGCGGACGTGGCGGCGGCTGTCGAGAAGGTGGAGGCGCAAGCAGCCGCGCCGGTGCCGCCCGCCGCGCCCGGAAAGGTGAAGCTCCGGCACCCGAACACGGGCGACA